AAATGGCTAGAACTATCTAGACCTCTTAGAAAAGCCGAACCCAAAGAAGATTTACAAGACTAGTAAATATTTATAAGTAAATTGACGAACTATGTCATTTAACTTAGAAAAGTATTTAACCGAGAACAATCTCACTATCATCTCTAAGATCAGAGAGGTAGATGAAGATGAATTAGAGCCATCAGCAGAAGACATGAAAAGTTCTGAGAAGGACTTTAAGAACATCGACAAAAAGAAAAAAGAGTACGCTGATCTGCAATCTAAAGTAAAAGCTATCATTGCAAAACACACAGAAAGAGGGCCTGATGGTAATCTTAAACTGAAAGATATCGCTTCTTATAAAAGAGAAGTAGGTAATATGCCCGATAGACTTAAACTTTTAAAAAAGCAGATAGATCAAGTTGAAAACCCTAAACTAACCTCAGATGAAGAAGATATTTAGTATTGGCCTAATTATACTGTTAGCATTATTAGCTGTTTGGTATACGTTCATTTATAACCCAGGTAAGTTTGATACTAAACCTTTTGAGGCTAAGATTGATTCACTTCAGTATCAAGTTGACTCACTACATGAAGATAATTACAAACTAGAAACTTTTATTTCTGTTTTAGAAGGAGATAACTTATATTTAGTAGAGAAAACAGGAAAGCTTCAAGATAAGATTGGTAGTTTGAAAGATAATTTGGAGGATGCTAAAGACGCTTTAAAGTATACTCCTACTCAAGTAGACAGTTTCTTTGTAGTTAAATATAGCAGTGAGTATGCTAAGAAGTCTGAAGACACAACTCACCTACCACTAGAAGTAAGTAAAGCTATTGTGGTGAATCTTAAAGAGGGTGAAGTAAATGAAAAGATAGTTGCTACACAAGATAGTGTTATTGTAACTATGGACTCTTCATTAAAGAATAGAGCTGAGGTGATTGCTAAATTAAGAGAGAAAGAAGTTAACTACACGTCTATCATTGATAAGAAAGTACAGCAAGAAGAGTTGTACAAGGTACAAGTTAACGGATTAAAACAAGATATAAAAAAGCAAGAAAGAAGACTTAAGTGGAATAGGATACAAAAGGTTGTATTAGGTGCCGCAATAATAGGTCTCATCATAAAATAAAATGTCTGACGCACAAAACAATATAAAAGAAAGAATAAAGGAGGAGTTTGTAAAGTGCGCCACGGATCCAGTATACTTCATGAAGAAGTACTATATGATCCAGCACCCTCAAAGAGGTCGACAAATGTTCGACCTTTATCCATTTCAAGAGAAGGTACTGCGTTTATTTCAAAAGCATGACTATTCTATAATCAATAAGTCAAGACAGCTAGGTATCTCTACACTTGTGTCTGCTTATTCATTATGGTTAATGTTGTTTAATAAGGATAAAAATATCCTTGTTATTGCAACTAAGCAAGACACTGCTAAGAACATGGTAACAAAAGTAAGGTTTGCTTACCAAAATTTACCGACTTGGTTGAAGATAGGAACATCAGAAGATAATAGGCTAAGTCTTAGATTAGCTAATGGTTCACAAGTTAAAGCTGTTTCAGCGGCTGGTGATGCTGGTCGTTCTGAATCTGTGTCTTTGTTGGTGATCGATGAGGCAGCATTCATTGATAATATTGAAACAATCTTTACAGCAGCTCAACAAACCTTGGCAACTGGTGGTGGTTGTGTGGCATTGTCTACTCCTAATGGTGTTGGTAACTGGTTCCATAAAAGTTATTTAGCAGCGCAAAATCAAGAGAATAGATTTTTACCTATTTCTCTTCCATGGACAGTACATCCTGAACGTAATCAAGACTGGCGTGATGAACAAGATAAGATCCTAGGTAAACGTAATGCCGCTCAAGAGTGTGACTGTGACTTTGCAACATCTGGTAATACAGTTATAGAACCAGACATATTAAGTTGGTATGAACAGAATATGCTTTCAGAACCAATAGAGAGGCGTGGTCTAGACAAGGCATTGTGGATATGGGAATATCCTGATCCAATGAAATACTATGCTGTCATTGCCGACGTAGCGCGTGGTGATGGTAGTGACTACTCTGCTTTCCATGTAATTGATATAGAATCAATAACTCAAGTAGCTGAATATAAAGCACAGGTCGATACAAGAGACTATGCTAATACTCTACTTAGTATAGCTTCAGAATATAATAATGCTCTTCTTGTACCAGAAAATGCCAACATTGGTTGGGACGTTGTTCAAACTATAGTTGAGAGAGGTTATAACAACCTTCATTATAGTTATAAGCAGGATCAGAATATGGACTTTACTAAATATGTAGATAAGTATAATAGAGCCGATGGGCTTGTTCCTGGCTTTAGTACTACTGAAAAGACTAGACCATTAGCTGTTGAGAAGATGAGAGATGTGATTGAGAATAAAATAGCTAATATAAAGTCTATCAGGCTTTTGGAAGAGCTGAGAGTGTTTATATGGAAGAATGGTAAGGCTCAAGCTATGCAGAGTTATAATGACGATCTAGTTATGGCTTTTGCTATTGCTATGTATTTAAGAGAAACTAGTCTTAGGTATAGAAAGAATGCAGAGAACTTAACGTATGCTGCATTGAATGGCTTTACTAGGACTCAAGATAATAGTATCACTTATAATGCAAACAATCAATATAATCAAAACCCTTGGTTTATGAATTATAATACACCTCAAGGAGAGGTTAATCAGGATTTAACTTGGCTTTTATAAAATAAAAATATGGCAGAACAACAAAGACAAAATAACCTATTCTCTACATTAAGACGTTTGTTTTCTACAGATGTAATTATTCGTAATGAAGGTGGAGATATGTTAAAAGTAATCGACACAGATACTATTCAAAGGTCTGGTGTGATTCAAACTAACTCATTAGTAGACAGATTTAATAAGGTATACACCACATCTACAGCTTATGGTGTTAACTTAAACTTATCACAGAACTACCAATCTGCAAGGGTACAAATCTATGCGGATTATGACGCTATGGATACTGATGCTATTTGTTGTTCAGCATTAGACATTATAGCAGATGAATGTACACTTAAAAACGAACAAGGTGAAGTATTACAAATTAGATCTTCTGACGAGAATATTCAGAAGCTCCTCTACAACTTATTTTATTCTGTACTTAATATTGAATTTAATCTTTGGTCTTGGGTTAGGAATATGGCTAAGTATGGAGACTTCTACCTCAAACTAGAGATAGCAGAAAAGTACGGAGTTTATAACGTTATTCCATTCTCAGCTTATAATATCATCAGAGAAGAAGGATACAATGCAGACAATCCTCAAGAGGTTAGGTTTAAATATGATCCAAATGCTACATTAGCTTCGTCTAGTGGTTATAGCCGCCAACAAAATAATGACACAGGTATTTGGTTTGATAACTATGAGATGGCACATTTTCGTTTAACTGGTGATGTTAACTATCTTCCATATGGTAGATCATACCTTGAACCAGCTCGTAAACTATTTAAGCAGTATACACTCATTGAAGATGCGATGTTGATTCATCGTATTGTTAGAGCTCCTGAACGTAGAATCTTCTATGTAAATGTTGGAGCTATTCCTCCAGGTGAGGTTGATAACTACATGCAAAGGATGATTCAGAAGATGAAGAAGACTCCTTTGATTGATCCTACCACAGGTAATTATAATCTTAAATACAATCAACAAAACCTTCTAGAAGACTTCTTTATTCCTATGAGAGGTAATGATCAATCTACTAGGATTGATACAGCAAAGGGTCTCGAATATAATGGTATTGAAGACGTTGCTTACTTCCGTGAGAAGCTTTTTGCCGCCCTTAAGATACCTAAAGCTTTCATGGGTTATGAAAAAGATTTGACAGGTAAAGCTACACTTGCAGCTGAAGACATCAGGTTTGCAAGAACTATTGAGAGACTTCAAAGGATTATTATTAGTGAATTAACTAAAATAGCTTTAGTACATTTATATGCCCATGGATACACTAACGAATCAGCAGCAAACTTTACGTTATCTCTTACTAATCCATCTATTATCTACGACCAAGAAAGAATCGCTCTCTTCAAAGAAAAAATAGACCTTGCTAAGCAAGCAATGGAAGGATCCTTGTTACCAAGAGACTTTATCTATGACAAGATATTCCACTTCTCTGAAGATCAATATGCTGAGCTAGAAGATATGATTGTAGAGGATAAGAAGCGTGAGTTCAGATATGCACAGATACAAGAAGAAGGAAACGATCCTGCTGAATCAGGACAAGCATATGGCACACCACACCAGATAGCAAGTTTGTATGGTGGTAAAGAAGACTCTGTATTAAACGTACCGCAAGGTTATGACGAAAAGCAGGTTGGACCAGGCCGTCCTAAAACACAAACGTCTATTATTTCAACTGACGGTTCTGCGTTTGGACGCGATCCATTAGGAGCGGCTGCATATAGTAAAGACGCTGAAACTGGCGAGAATAATATGAGGCCTAATTATAAAGGAGGCAGCCCACTAGCTCTTGAATCTACTATGGCAGAGTATCTTAAGAACAAGCAATACTTAGATAAAATGTTTGGTAGTAAAAAGGGCAGAAAGGTTAATTTGTTCGAGGAGTCAGATCTTTTAAGTGAAGATAACATTAAAGAAGATTTAGATTAATATATTGATATTTATTATTAGTCGACTTGTAAAAAATTATGGCAATTAAACACAGCAAATATCGCAATACCGGTATTTTATTTGAACTGTTAGTTAGACAAACGACATCTGATCTACTTAACAATCAAGATTCAAAGGCGGTTAAAATCCTGAAAAAGTATTTTACAAATACGGAGTTAGGAAAAGAGTATAGTCTTTATAGTACATTCTCAGCTAGCCCTAAATTATCTGAGGCTAAAGCAGAGATTCTAATTTCAACTATTATTGAGCAGTATAAGAAGTTAGACCACCAAAAGGTGACTAAGTTGAAGTATAATTTGATCAAAGAGATCAAAAAGACTTACGATTTAGATAACTTCTTTAAGGCCAAAGTAGATAATTATAAGCCTTTTGCTTCTATTTACACTATATTTGAGAGCCAGAATACCCAATCTGTTGATACAAAACAGCTTATTCTAAATAAGATTAATCTTCTTGAGCATCTTACAGAGACTCCTGCTGGAGACACTAAGGCTCCAAAGTCTATAGTAGAAGAGTTCATGAAAGAGGATAAAGAGATTCGTCTTCTAGCTTACAAAATATTGGTTGAGAAGTTTAACACCAAATATCAAGGCATGTCTGAAAGACAAAAAGATGTATTAAAAGAATATATCACAAACATCTCAGACACAAAGAACCTTAAGCTTTATCTTAATAATCAAATTGATCAAATTAAGACAGAGCTAACTGAACTAAAAAATACTACAAATGATGCCATCATCAAGATTAAACTTGAAGAGGTAATCAAATTTGTAATGCCAATAAAAGAGAATCAATCTATAAAAGATGAGGTTATAACTGGAATTCTACAGTATTTCGATTTAATCGACGAGCTTAAAAAAGCCTAATAGTGGAGAAAAAGTTTAATAATCAATTTGCTACACAGAAACTTCGTCAAGAAACATCTGCGACCAATTTTGGAGGCGCAACTTTTACTCCTGGTGCCGGTGAACAAATGGCTACTAACAAGGCTTTCAAGAAAAAAGCTAAGAAAGAAGTAAAAGATGTTGAGCCTAAACTAGCTGCTGGTAAAGCTAAGATCTACATGAAAGATAAATGGGGTTGGAAAGATGCTCCATCAGTACCTAATCGTCCATCTAAAGGTGGTTTTATCTATAAGCAATTATTTGAAGAGTTAAGTAGTTTCATTAAAGAAGCAGAAGGTAAAATCCATATAGGTACAGATACTAAAACTGATTCTGATATTTACTTTGAACCATTAACAGGTGCTTTTTATATTAATATAATTGATCCTGCTGGAAATAGAACAAATAAACTACAAGTTAATACTATTGAAGATGTATTAGCTAAGTTCCCAAACTGGAAATGGACAGAAGCAGGTAAAGGAGAGTTTAGTAATGATTTAGATGAGATAGATCGTAATGATCCTAATTTAATGGCATTAAGAGCTAAAAAATACGCTCCAAAATCACAAGCACCGCAAGCCCAAAAAGCTAATCCAAATCAAACTAAAATTGATATGCTCATTAAAAAAAGAGCTGAGATTGAAAGAGATATGGAGCAAGAAGCAGAGCCAGAAGGTGGTCCTATAGCTGACAGGTATGGTGACATGCTAAATAAAATTGATCAAGCTATTGCTAAATTAAAAGGTCAAGGTGAATGGGGTCCTGAAACTAATCCATTTATGGATAAGGATGAGATAGAAAGAAGAGCCGCGATGATGAATGAAAGTTACTCTAAGTTTAAGAATGAAACTAAGACTAGAGGTAAGTCAGATCAGTTTCATCAAGCAGTTAGAGAAGTAAGAAAGAAGGTACAAGAGATTAATAAACTATTTGAATATGTAAGCCGCCTAAAATCAGAACTATCTGAAGGTGAAGGTGGCCTTAAATATAAAGTACATACAGAAAAAGCACTTGAGAAGATCAAGGAAATGGTTGCACAACTTAATCAAAACGTAAAAAAGTTTAAGTAATGGCAAAAGCAAAATCAGCCGGTGGTTCTATAAAGATCAATTTCGGTAAAAGAAAGAAAGGAAAAGCCCAAAAATCATTCAATAAACACGATAGATCAGAGAAAAACTATCGTGGACAAGGAAGATAAATATTTATCAGTATGACAACAATTCAATTATATCGTAAACATAAGGCTGGAGAAGTAAGCCGTGAGAAGTTTCTTTACGAAGTACGTAAGGATAACAACCTTCCTTGGGTAACTAATATCACATCTTATGATGATGCTGTGAAGATCCTTAAGAACAAAGGTATTATCAGTGAGATGGATGCCAATGTAATTACTGATCCAGCAGTTGATCGTGTAAACCCATACTTCTTGAAGAAGGGCGTTCAGAAGCTTTTAGCTAAAGAAAAAGAGTTGACTAACGATTCATATAAGCTTGCCCTTAACAAGGCTGCTAAAATGCTTGCAAAAAACCCTCATGCATTTGACGAAGATATGTTTGCAAATGCTAAAGATGTAGAAAAAGCTGATGCTAAACTTCAAACTCAAGAAGTTAAGAAAAATAACCACGTTGATAAGAATCGTGAGATGAAGAAAGTAAAAGTTAAGGCTCTTAAAGAAGCTGCCTTAAATGCTCTTACTGATTCCCTTAAAAAAAAAGAGCAAATTAACGAAGACACCCACTGGAAATACCATGTAGGATCAGAAGTACAAACTCCAGACGGTAATGGTAAAGTAACAGAAATTATTGGTAGTACCTTTACGGTTGAAATGGAAGATGGTTCATTAAAAGACTATCAAGCCAATACAGTACATCACCATACAGAAAAATCACAACAAGAAGAAGGCATATTCCCAGCTGCTGACAAAAGTCTACCAGGTTCAGATGGACCATTACTTCAAGGATATAAAATGAATAAAGATGGCCAAAGAGCTATTAGTCCTGAAGGTATGGAGTTCAAAGTAGGCGACGAAGCCATTACTGTAGATACTAACGAAAAGATTAAGATCGATTCATTGAAGATAGATCAGCGTAGAATTATGGCTGGTTATTCTGGTGGAATGGGATATAATTATATTGATATTGCAGGTTTAGAAAAGCCTGTTGATACTAATCCTTGGAGTTCATGGAAAGGTAAGCCTTTTGGTGAAGCTATAAAAAAGTATATAGCTAAACATAAAGGAGATAAAGATAAGATGGGTAAGATTAAAGAAGTAGTAAAGAAAATGAAAGAGGCTACAAAATTCCATGCAGGAGGAGAAGTCATTTTTACAAAAGATTCTGATGCCGCAGGATATGAAGCCGATTTAAAAAATGCTGGTGTAAAATATAGAAAAGAAAAAGTAGTATAATGTCAAAACAACTCCTTATAGAATATAACGCTTTTCAACCTACTCAACAATCTTTGAATGAGGCTAAAAGGCTTTCTAACGGTAACATGGTAGTATCTGGTTTAGTACAAGCTTGCGATAAGCCTAATGCTAATAAGAGGATATATCCATATCAGACTTTGTTTGAGCAAGTTACTAAATATATAGCAGGCCCAATTGCTGAGAATAGAGCTTTAGGAGAGTTAGATCATCCTGAGTCTAGTATCATCAATCTTAAGAATGTTAGTCATAATATAGTTAGGCTTTATTGGGAAGGTAAAGATTTATATGGTGACATTGAAATACTACCAACTCCATCAGGGAATATATTAAAAGAGTTATTTAGAAACAACATAACTGTAGGAATATCTTCAAGAGCAATGGGCTCTGTAACTCCTATTGGTGAAGGTTTAGTGCAAGTAGAAGACGATCTTGATCTTATTTGCTGGGACTTTGTATCTACACCATCAACTTATGGCGCATACATGAAGCCTGTTGGAGGTTTAAGAGAGTCTTTAGATCATACTATTGCTAGATCAACAAACAGAGTTAATCAACTTATTTCTGATATTATCTGTTCTCAATCAGGAGTTTGTTGCTTAAGTAAATAAAAATATTTACGAGTTTACATATTTTTACTACAAAATATGATATTTATTGCATATGTGTCATTATCTAGTATGGCACTAGCGAATAAAATCCTTATATTGCTTTCCATCTAATAAGCAATTCCAGAAACAATTTATTGACATGAGCAATCTTTACCAAGATGCTATCCTTGACGCTAAAGCTTTAAGAGCTTCTGCGGTAGCTAATGCTAAGGCGGCACTCGAAGAAGCTTTTGAACCAAAGATTCAAGAGATGATTCGTTTGAAGCTTTCAGAAGAAGCTGAAGCTGAACTCGACGAAGTTGAAGAATTTGAGGAAAACATCGAAGAAAAAATGGATGACAAAGTTGAAGAAGACTATTCTGAAGACGGAATGGAAGAAAACTTTGACATCAACGAGGCTGAGTTAGAAGAAATTCTCGCTGAACTCGAAGCGCTTTCTAATACTGATGAAGCTGAACACAAACCAGAAATGGAAGAAATGAAGCATGATGAAGTAGAAGAAGCTGAAGAAATGAAAGACGAGGCTTTAAATGAAGCCGAAGAAGAAGAGGAAGAAGAAGAAGGCGAAGAAGAGGAAGAAGGCGATGAGGCTGCTGAAATGGTAGGTGACGAAACTAAAGTAATCGACATCACCCTTGGCGATCTTAAGCAAGTACTCCAATCTGTAATGGCCGGTTCTCAAGACTTAGGTCTTGCTGGCGATGAAGCCGATTCTGATTCTGAAGCTGAAGCTGAAATTTCTCTTGACGAAATTCTTGCTGAACTCGAAGCTGAGGGTATGGAAGATTCTGATCACCGCGATCCAGGTTTTTCTGGCGGTAAGCAGACACCAGTTAATCCAGGTTTAGAAGAAAAGAAAGAAGAAGAAAAAGATAAGATGGAAGAAGAGCTTGAAGAAGCTAAATCAACTATCGAAGCTTTGCGTCAAGACCTTCAAGAGATCAACTTGCTTAATGCAAAGTATCTCTACATGAACAAGTTGTTCAAATCTAAGTCTCTTAGTGAGTCTCAAAAAGTGAAAGTAGTTAATGCTCTTGATCGTGCTGTAACAGTAAACGAAGTTAAGAACACTTACGAAACATTGAAAGAGTCTTTTAATGAGACTAAGAAAAGTCAACTTAAAGAATCTATTGGTTTTGCATCACAAGCAGCTGGTGTTGCTCCAAAGGCTAGAATCGTGGACGCTGATCCATTTATCAACCGTTGGCAGACACTTGCTGGAATCAAAAAGTAAAACAATTATTAATTAAAACATTTATTTAAAATGGCAAATTTAGTTCAATCCTTATTGACTGAATCCGCTAACACAGCTTTCTCTGATCAACATGGTGTTGCTCAGAAGCTTGCTAAAAAGTGGAGCAAGTCTGGTCTTCTCGAGGGCCTACAAGATTACGACGCCAACAACATGGCCGTAATTCTCGAAAACCAAGCTAAACAGCTTGTAGTTGAATCTACTACAACTAACGGTAACCTTAACACCGGTGGTGCAACCTTTACCCCAGGTACTGGTGAGCAATGGGCTGGTGTAGCTCTTCCATTGGTTCGTAAGATCTTCGGACAGATCGCTTCTAAAGAATTCGTTTCTGTACAGCCGATGAATCTTCCTGCAGGTCTTGTATTCTATCTTGATTTCCAATATGGTAATACAAAGCCTCCATTTACTAGTGGTGATTCTATCTATGGTACTCCAAGTGCAAACTTTGGTAACCAAGCAGCTGGTGCTCTTTATGGTGCTGGTCGTTTCGGTTATTCTTTGAACCAGTTTAGCGCTTCATCTACTGTAACTATCTCTTCTGCATCTTTTGCTGAAGTTGATTTCAACAGTAACTTCTCTTCTTCTATTGTAGGTGGTACAGATTCTGCACTTTCTACAGTTAAGAAGATTGCTTTCGCTACTTCTTCTTTAGTTAGTCCAAACTTTGATGGTGTACGTGCTTGGGTTATTGCTTCTGGTTCTATATCAGCTGCAACTGACACCCTTCAGCAGTTCACTAAGATCAATGGTGGTAATGTAGAATTCTACGTTAGTGCTTCTACTTCTGAGATTTCTGGTTCAACCGGTGGTGCTAACCAATTCGTTGTTTACTACAATAAGGCTACTGACTTCAATAGCCGTGGTGATTTCGAAGATCGTTCTGGTCTTCCATCTGTACCAAACAGCTTGTCTGCAACTTCTATCGTTATCCCTGAGATCAACGTACAAATGAAGAGCCAAACCATTTCTGCTAAAACTCGTAAGTTAAAAGCACAATGGACTCCAGAATTTGCACAAGACTTGAATGCTTACCATAGCTTGGATGCTGAAGCTGAATTGACTGGTCTTCTTTCTGAGCACATCTCTCTTGAGATCGACCTCGAAATCCTTGACATGTTAATTCAAAATGCTCCAACCATCGAGTATTGGTCTGCACAAGTTGGCAACCAAATCAACGCTGCTGGTACTGCATTTACTTCTAACACTGCTGGTGTTTATTACACTCAAATGAGCTGGTTCCAAACCCTTGGTATTAAGCTTCAGAAGGTATCTAACATCATCCATCAGCGTACTTTGCGCGGTGGTGCTAACTTCATGGTAGTTTCTCCAACTGTAGCTACAATTCTTGAGTCTATCCCAGGATTTGCTGCTGATACTGATGGTGCAGCTGACACTATGAAGTATGCCTTCGGTGTACAGAAAATCGGCCAGTTGAACAGCCGTTACAAGGTTTACAAAAACCCTTACATGCTTGAGAATGCTATCTTGCTCGGTTTCCGTGGCAATCAGTTCCTTGAGTGTGGTGCTGTTTACTCTCCATACGTTCCATTGATCATGACTCCATTAGTGTACGATCCAAACACCTTCACTCCACGTAAAGGTATCATGACTCGTTACGCTATGACTATGGTACGTCCTGAATACTATGGATTGGTATTGGTTGGTGATTTGAATGTTATCTAACATAGTTAGTCAAACCAACAATAAAAGGGGCCTCTTTATGAGGCCCTTTTTTTATTTATAGTCTTTTGATATTTATTTGAAAGGTACTTGAATATGGTTGATAAAAGTGCTAAGAGAAGACCTAAAAGCGAGATTAGGTTTCAAATACAGTTAAACGAAGAACAGAAAGAAGCTAAGCTAGTTATATTGTCAAACAAGATAACTGTGTTAAAAGGGCAAGCAGGCTCTGGTAAGTCTTTAGTTGCAGCGCAAATAGCACTTGATCTACTATTTAGAAAAGAAGTAGAGAAGGTAATATTGACAAGGCCAGCAGTAACATCAGGTGAAGAGATTGGTTTTTTACCTGGTTCTAAAGATGATAAGCTAGCTCCTTATACAGCAGCTATATATGATAATATGTATAGGTTGTATAACAAAGAGAAGATAGACAAAGAGTTGGCTGAAGGTCATATTGAAGTGATTCCTTTAGCTTTTATGAGAGGAAGAAATTTAACTAGCTGTTGTGTTGTTGTCGATGAAGGCCAAAACATTACTCATAGACAAATGGAGTTGTTGTTAGGTCGTATATGTCAAGGTAGTAAAATGATAGTGTGTGGTGATACAGCTCAAATCGATTTGAAAGATAAAAAGATGAGCGGTTTTAACTTCATATGCACTAACTTCAAAGAAGTGCCAGGTTTTGCAGTAGTCACGTTGAAAACAAATCATCGTGATCCAATAGTAGAAAAAATTCTTGAAATATATAAAGCTCACGATTAATGGCTTCAACTGCAACTACACCGATTTGGAATGGAACAGGAGGTAATATATCCGGGTCTACACCTTTTGGTTTTTACGATTCAGATCCAATCTTCCAATCAGATGGTCCTAAAGTAGCTAACTTCTGTGCTAGAAAGTTAGGCTATCCTATAATGGAGGTAGAACTACAATCTGGTTCATTCTATGCTTGTTTTGAAGAAGCTGTTTCTATTTATTCTGAAGAGCTTTATTTACATAAGATAAAAGACAACTATTTAACTCTAGAAGGTAG